TTCCTTAGGCAAATATATTGATATTGGTATTAATTCAAGCGCATTTACAGGAACAGGCAACTTTAGCCTTGCAAATGCTGGTTATATTTATACAAATGGTGGTGATTTAGCACTTGGAACTTACAGCGTTAATAATATTCACTTTATTGTAAATAATGGCGCTACTGATGCTTTAACAATTTCTAGCGCTGGTTTAGCTACATTTAACAATGGTATTCAGGCTTCATCTACAAACCCATTTTTTATGAACGCCACAACCGTTTCTGCAAGTTATACCATTCCTACAAACTTTAACGCAATGATGGCTGGCAAAGTCACTATCAATACAGGAGTCACCGTTACAGTTTCGACTGGTAGCCGTTTGGTGGTAGTCTAAAATGCTGGGTTTTACCCCCATATCAAACCAGCCAATTTCGGACATACAACAGCCGAAAATAACTGGCACGATTTACGCAACAGATAGCAACGATTCTGCGACCCTTACAGGTCAAGTTGCCATTACAGGCACTATTTCTGCTACAGACGGTACAGATACTTGTACGATTTACGCCCAAGAGCTTGTTTCTGGCTATATTCAAGCAACAGATAGCAATGACACAGCCGATTTAGAAGGCGCTGTAGCGGTCACAGGCACGATTTCAGCCACAGATGGTACTGACACCGCCACATTCACCGCACAAAACCTTGTAAGCGCCTATATTAGCGCCACAGACGGCACAGATACAGCCGATTTTGAGGCTCAAGCACTTGAAACAGCCCAAATTTACACCATTGATGACAATGACACAGCCCTTTTTATAGGTACTGTGACTGGCGGTCAGCCAATGGACATGCACGATGGCTTTACTAAGAAAGAAATTGAAAGAGCTAAAGCATTAGACCGTAAGCGTAGGGCAGCGGAAGAAAAACTTATTGAAGCTCGCAGAGCAGATGCAGAAGCTCGTAAGAAACGCTTTAGGGATTTGATTGACCCTGTTGCGCCAAAGCAACAAACTAAGAAAAATAAAGTACAATTAAAACAAGAGATTAGGATTGATACACCGTCAGTCGAAGTCACACGCTTAGAAGCGGTTATCGCCAATCTTGACAGACAAGAAAAGGAATTAAACCAAGCGATAGCCCACAGAAAAGTATTGGCAGAAACAATGACTGCCCTTGCGATTCTAGACGCTAAATTCAAAGCCGAAATGGATGATGAAGAAGCTCTACTAATGCTCTTATGACCGAACTGCCACAAAGCCCTTACTCACTTTACAAACAATCACTCGACCTTCTACATTCTGGACACTTATTGCCAGGCTTTAGGCTATACGAGAACCGTTACCACCCTGATGTAAAACAAGCTATTTCTGCTAGTCACGACAAACATTTGCCAGCGCCAACATGGAAAGGCGAAAGACTATTAGGGAAAACCATAGTAGTACAAATGGAGCAAGGTTATGGCGACATCATTCAAATGTCACGATTTTTGCCTATGCTTAAAGCATGGGGCGCAAAGGAAGTCTATGTTTTTCAACACTTTTCCCTACATTTGTTATTGGGTCAGATGGAGTGTATTGACCATTTGTCTAATGATTTTAATGACCCTGTAATTCTCAATGCAGACTATTGGGTTGGGTCAATGTCCCTGCCATATTTTGCTATGCACTCACCTGCCCATGTGCGCCAATTATTTCCTGTAGGTCTTAATAAGATTGTAGGTAGCGAAGGTTATTTAGACGCTGAACCCTCTAATATTGAGCGCAAAATAGGCGTTAATTGGATGGCTTCTAAAGGCCATTTGCACTATGCCAAGTCTATTCCAGTCCAAGAAATGCGTAGGCTTTTAGGTGCTGACGCATACAGCCTTAATTACAATGGTGACGACATTTTTATTCCATTGCCAGACGGCTGGAAAAACAACTGGTATGAAACCGCAAGACACATGAAGTCTATGCGTGGCGTTATTTGCCCAGACACAGGCACAGCCCATCTTGCTGGCGCTTTAGGCGTTAAGTGCATTATGTTGCTTCCTGACGACCCTTATGTTTGCTGGCGTTGGAAGCATGGAAAGTGGTATGACTCTGTAGTAGCAATCAAACCAAATGAGTGGGACAAAATTCCCGATTTATTAAGGAGGATGTAATGATTTGCCCTAAATGTGGATATAGCGAAGGCAACCATGTGCAAGCTAAACAATCTGACAAAGACTATTACCTAGAGTTTTGGGGATATACCCTTGGTAGCCCTGAAGCCGAACAAGCATGGAAAGAAAAGCAAGAAATGACATTCAGAGAAGCGCCTATGGTGCAGTCTGATATTGGTGGTTATGTAAGCCAAATAGACGGCAGTTGGATTGACAGCCGTAACAAGCATAGAAACCACCTAAAACAGCACCGAATGATTGAGTTAGGAAATGATGTACCAATGCAGCACAAGAAGATTGAGTTAAGCCGTCAAAGCAACGAGAAGCGTAAGCGTCAAATTGCTGAAATGGCTTATGAAAAGCTCAGTTACCGATAATCCGACAACTTGGAGAAACCATGAGTGATGACCGCAGAAGTATTTTAGAAGCAGCAATGAATGAGGCTTTAGAGCAACCAGAGGAGAACGAAATTGTACAAGAACCTGTGGAAGCAGAGGAGGTTGAAAGTGAACCTGTTTCCGAGGAGTCCAACGAAGTTGAAACTAGCGAGGAAGATAGCGAAAAACCTGCCGAAGCTGTTGAAGCTGCTCAATCTGAGGAGTCGGATGAGAAACCGCAGGAGGAAGTAAAACCTGCTATTCCACGCCCTACAACTTGGAAAAAAGAGTATTTGCCAATTTGGGACAAACTGACAACAGGTCAGCAACTAAGCCCTGAAGAAGCACTCAAATTAGCAGAATATTCTAACCAGCGTGAGTCTGAGTATAAAAAAGGCGTTTCTACCTATAAGCAAGAAGCTGACAATGCTAAGTCTTTGGTAGAAGCCATTGCCCCATTTATGCCAGAGTTGCAACAACAAAACATTCATCCTGCCGCATGGATTAATAACCTTGGCAGAGCGCACATGATTTTGTCAAAAGCACCTTATGAGCAAAGAGTCCAACTTTTTCATAGACTTGCACAAGATTATGGAATACAATTAGGCGAAAGTGTTGCTCCCACACAACAGTACCAAGACCCACAGTCTTATGCGTTGAACCAGCAACTAGCAGCTTTGCAAAATGAAGTACAACAGGTGCGAGGCTGGAAAGAACAACAGGAACAAGCTCGTCTTATGGGCGAGATTGAAAGAGTTAGAAGTAATGCGGAGAAGTTTCCGCACTTTGAGGTGGTAAGGGAAGATATGGCTCAACTACTTGAGCGTGGATTAGCCCAAGACCTCGAATCGGCTTATGCCAAAGCGGTGCGTATGAATGATGAAGTCTTTAAACTTGAGCAAGAACGACTCCTTGACCAAGTTAAAAAAGAAGCGTCTAAAGCACAGCAAGTAGCTAAAGCCAAAGCTGCCGCAGTAAGCCCCAAATCCGTTACTCCTAGCGGTGTGGTGAACAAGGTAGATTCGAAGGATAGACGCTCGCTTATTGCAGCCCAAATGGGTGAAATGGGCGGCAGGGTTTAATTAACATACTTTTAAAGGATATATCATGGCATTTGCTAATAGCGCAATTACCGATATTATCGCTACCACTATTCAAAGTCGTAGCGGTGAATTGGCAGACAACTTAACACAAAACAATGCAATTTTGATGCATTTGGACAAGAAGGGCAATGTACGCCCATTCTCAGGTGGTAATGTGATTTTGGAAGAAATCATGTACAACGACCCAAATACTAACAACGCTAACTCTTATAGCGGTTACGAAGTATTGAATATTTCTCCAGATAGCCCAATTTCTGCTGCCCAGTATAAAATTGCTCAGTACGCTGACGCAGTTACAATGTCTGGCTTAGAAATGTTGCAAAACTCAAGCAAAGAAGCAATCATTGACCTCTTGGATGGTCGTATGCAAGTTTCTGAAGCTCGTTTGCTAAACCGTATTTCTGGTGACCTATTCCTAGACGGTACAGGTAACGGTGGTAAGAACTTGGATGGTTTGGCTGCTGCGGTTTCCGCAACTCCTACTTCTGGTACTTACGGTGGTATTAACGCTGCTAACTGGGCTTTTTGGCAGAATACTGCTACAACTGGTACAACCATCACAGCTACCAACATTCAAGCTAAGATGACCTCTACAGCACTCCAGTTGGTTCGTGGCACAGACAAGGCTGACTTGATTGTTGCTGACACTAACTTCTACAGCCTGTATGTACAGTCATTGCAAGCTATTCAGCGTATTACTTCTGAGGAAAGCGGTTCTGCTGGTTTCGCCTCTATGAAATTCTACGGTGGCGGTACATCTGCTGATGTTGTATTGGGTGGCGGTTATGGTAACGAGCAGCCTTCTAACACAATGTACTTCTTGAACACCAATTACATTTTCCTACGCCCACACAAAGAGCGTAACTTTGTACCTATCGGTGGCGAGCGTCAAGCAATTAACCAAGACGCAATCGTGAAGTTATACGGTTGGGCTGGTAACTTGACAACTTCTAACCGCTTCCTACAAGGCATTTTGACCAACTAATGAATAGGGGGAAACCCCTATTTATAAAGGTCTATTTAATTTACAAAGGAAAAAATCATGGCTTATAGTACTCTCCCTATCGCTGGCGTAAACCTTAACGGTGTAACCCCAGTTGATTTTGCTTTAACTAACGGTTCAACTGCTGAAGTAATCCCAGCATTTGGCCCATTAGGTGCTGAAACTTTTGGTAACACAGGCTTGCGTTATGTATTCGCACAAGCTGGTGCTGCTATCTCTGCTTCTACAACTGTTTGCGCTATCAACACCACTACTTTCCAAGTAGCTGCTACTGGTGGTGCTTACACTTCACCTGGCGTTGCTTTGGCTTCTGGTGATTGCGCTTGGTTCTCTGCTGCAAGCGTATAAGTTTTACCCCTGTAGTAAACTAGGGATTCCCTCAAAAGGGGAGTCCCTTTTCTTTTAACAACCTAATCCCTTAGGAGAATTAAATGGCTATTGAATCAGATGTACGAGGTGCTGACGCACTATTAACGGTAAAGTTTTACCGCAAACCCATCGAAATTAAAGATGAAACTATTGCCCAAGGCAGACCTATTTTTAGAGATGCTGACTGGGTTACTATTTACACCCCTGGAGACCAATTAAACATTATTGACACTATCGCCCAAGACCGCCATAAACTGCGTTTTCCAGTCCAATGGGCGGCATACCAAAATAAGGTAGGAAATGAGGAGTCATTAACAGGCACTCCTATTGAACATTGGCCTTTGGTTAGTATGTCCCAAGCCGAGGAGCTAAAAGGCATTAAATTTCGTACCGTAGAAGATGTTGCTAATTGCTCTGACCAGCAATTACAGCGTATTGGCATGATTGCTGGCATGAGTCCACACTCTTTTAGAGAAAAAGCTCGCACCTATTTGAATTTGGCGCAAGATACCGCAGAAATTGACAAGCGCAATGCGGAATTAGCACAACTTAAAGAGGAAAATGCTAAAATCAAGGCAGAAACAGAGGCGAAGCTGGCTCAAATGCAAGAGCAAATGTCAGCGATACTTGCTGCTGTTGCGGAAAAAACCCCCAAAACACGCAAAACAAAAGCAGTAGAGGCCTAATATGAGTGCAACGATGCTCCAAATGGTTCAGCAGGTAACTGCCGAGCTAAATCTTACAGTACCAACCTATGTAGCTGGTAATCCTAGCCAAGATACGCAACAAATTTTGGCTTTGATGAATGGCGCAGGTTACGATTTGCTAAAAGAGTATGACTGGCAAATGCTGGAGAAGGAGTATCGTTTTTACACTCAGTTTTTAAATGCCACAGCCACCTCCACACAAGGTGGCTACACTCTTACTAATGTTAGTAATACCACAGGTTTAACGCCTCAATGGTCTATTACTGGCTACAATGTGGCACAAGACACTTATGTTGTCAGCACCACAAGCAATACTGTCACAATGAGCCAAGAGGCTTCATTAACTGGCACAAATAGCGTCTTATTTGCACAAACAGAATATACGCTTCCTAGCGATTTTGAAACCATTACAGACCGCACTCATTGGGATAAGACAAAGCATTGGGAAATGCTTGGCCCTGAAGATGCACAGCAATGGCAATGGTTAAAATCTGGTTATATTTCAACTGGCCCTCGTGTCCGTTGGCGTATTCTTGGCGGTACATTCCAAATATGGCCTCCAATGAACACCCAAGAGTATTTGGGCTTTGAATACCGCAGTAACGCATGGGCGCAATCAGCTTCAGGCACACCACAGCAGAGCTTAGTAAATGACACCGATACAGCTTTATTTGATACTCGTATTATGGTTCTTTACACCAAACTCAAATACTTCCAAGTTAAAGGGTTTGACACGACCTCGCTAATGCAAGATTACCAGCGTTATTTGTCTATTGCTAAAGCCAACGACAAAGGCGCACCTAACCTGTCATTCAATCCTAACCCAAGCAAAGTACTTATTGGTTGGGCTAATATTCCTGACACAGGTTATGGCACATGATTTTTGGTCAGCAAAAAAAGTTTAACGCTACAACTGCGTCACTTCCAGCGCCTATTGGCGGTTGGAACGCTAGGGACTCTCTTGCAGAAATGTCCCCAACTGACGCTGTGCAACTTACTAACTTCTTTCCGACACCTTATGATGTCCAATTAAGAAGGGGTTATACCAAATACTCTACAGGCATTACAGGGCAAGTAAACACCCTAATGACCTATGCTGGCACAACTAGCCAAACCTTATTTGCTGCCGCTGGTGGAGTTATTTATGACGCTACTAATAGCACCGCAGTTTCCAAGGTTACAGGTCTTACAAACGACAAATTTCAATTTGTAAACTTTTCTAATATTGGCGGAAATTACCTTGTAGCTTGTAACGGTGCTGACCCTGTGTTGATTTATGACGGCACAAGCTGGATAAAAATGGCTACAACTGGGACTGCGCAGACCATTTCTAGCATTACCCATGTAGGAAATGTTGCAACTCTTACAACTTCTTCAGCACATGGCTTAATTACAGGAAATCAAATTACCGTTACAGGTGCAACGCCAAATGACTATAACGGCACTTTTGTTATTACTGTTACTGGCGCTACAACATTTACATACACAATGGCTACAACACCTAGCGGAAATGCTAGTGTAGTCGGCACATATACTATTGGTTTTTATGTAACTGGCGTAAATAGCAACACATTTATTAATGTAAACCTATTTAAAAACCGTCTTTACTTTACCCAAAATAACTCAATGAATGTATGGTATTTACCTACAAACTCATTGGGTGGCGCTGCCAATGTGCTTAACTTTGGAGGAATTGCACGAAATGGTGGATTTATTCAAGCAATGGGTACTTGGACTCTTGACGCTGGTTATGGCGTGGATGACTTTGCTGTATTTATTACCAATATGGGTGAGGTTATCGTTTACCAAGGAACTGACCCATCTTCTGCTTCCACATGGGCTTTAAAAGGCGTTTGGCAGATTGGTTACACATTTAGTCGTAGGTGTATGTTTAAATGGGCTGGTGACCTTCTAATCCTTACTAATGACGGTTTAATACCGCTTACTGCTGAATTGCAGTCTAGTCGCCTTGACCCTCGTATTAACCTTACTGACAAAATATACCAAGCAGTAGCCAACGCTACAAGCCTGTATAACACCAATTTTGGCTGGCAAATTATATATTTTGCAAAGCCACAAATGCTTATATTAAATATTCCTATTTCTAGTGGCACACAGCAATATGTAATGCATACAATTACAAAGTCTTGGGCTAATTTCACCAATATTAATGCCGCTTGCTTTGAAATGTTTTATGACAACTGCTACTTTGGCGGAAATGGCTTTGTTGGTCAGTTTTGGAATGGCGATAGTGACGCTAACACAAACATTAATGCTGTGGCGCAACAAGCCTACAATTATTTTGAAGCTAGAGGTCAATTAAAGCGTTTTTCTATGGTTCGCCCTATTATTCAGACGGATAACGGAGTGCCTACTATTTTGGCAGGTATGAGCTATGACTTTGACGCTGCCCCACCAACTAATTCTTTAAGTTATAACCCAGCAACCTCTACAGTTGGCCTTTGGGACACAGCCAAATGGGACAATAATATTTGGACTGCTGGTTTAATTACTACAAAACAATGGCAAGGGGTTACTGGCGTGGGTTATGCCGCTAGTTTAACCATTAGCATTGCTTCGCAAAACATTGAATTACATTGGGATTCTACCGATTTTGTGATGGAGAAGGGGGCCGTACTGTAATGCGTAGGCTTACAACGGAAAACCAAAAAGAATTAAAGAAGTGGTTGTCAAAAGTAGGAGAAGTTGAGTACCCAGAAAACACCATGTGTATTGGGCAGGAAAAAGACGGTGAATTAATAGCAGTTGTCGGTTATAACAATTTCACCCCAAATGCTTGTCAAATTCATGTGGCTAGTACGGATGTTTATTGGCTAAATAAAGCCTTACTTAACGCTATTTTTGACTATCCCTTTAATATTTTAGAAGTCAAGGTTATAATCGCACCTATATGCAAGGATAATTATAAGTCTTTGAAACTGTGCCGAAAACTTGGCTTTGAACAGGTAGCTGACATCCCCTATGGGCATCAAGATGGGGATTTAATAGTGATGGTTATGAAGCGTGACCGATGTGTTTGGTTACAACAAGGAGAATGAAATGGGTTCAGTAGTAAGCGATATTTTTGGCGGTGGTGGCGGAGGCGGTTCAAGTCCACCCCCAGCACCAGACTATACACAAGCGGCAAGGGCAACAGCCGCAGGAAACATGATTGGGCAAAATACGCCCTATGGTAGTTTAAATTATGCACAGTCTGGGACTGACCAATATGGCAACCCAATGTACACGGCAAACCAAACGGTTGCGCCTAATTTGCAACCTGCGGTACAAAACTCACAAAATGCTGTAAGTAATTACCAATTTGGTCAGTTTAATCCTGGCAATTTACCGTCTTTTGGAATTAACCCAGGCGAAACATATTATGGCGCTGAAATGGGTATTCTTCAGCCTCAATTAGACCGCCAGCGTCAAATGCTAACAACTCAATTGGCAAACCAAGGTATTCAACCTGGTTCGGAAGCATATAAAAACGCAATGCAAGACCAAAATAATAGAGAAAATAGTCTATTGTCTAGTGCTGTTGTGGGCGGTATGCAAACAGGTTTAAATGCCAATAATCAACAATTTAACCAAAACCTCAATACTTACAATACTAATTTGGCAGCGCCTTTTAATTACGCAAGTAATGTAAAAGCATTGGCAAATCCTAGTTATGTACAAACACCTGCTGGCCCTAATTATTTAGGTGCTGTAAACGCACAATACCAAAACCAATTAGGCGCATATAACGCTAGTCAAGCTAACCAAACAAACCAAATGAATGGTTTATTAGGTCTTGGCGGCACATTAGGTGGCGCTTATTTAATGGGCGGTGGTGGAAGCAGTTTATTTGGTGGTTTGGGCGGTTTTGGTGGAACAATGAGTGGTGTACCAATTTCTGACTCTTTAGCTTTAGCGGCAATGTAAGGAATAAAAATGGCAGACTTTACACCTACAACTCAAGCGTCATTATTGCAACCAGAATATCCTGAGTTGCAAACATTAAACCGCCAACAACAATATGCACAAGCATTATTAGGTCAAGGCATGAATGACCAACCACAAGGTCAAATGGTTAGCGGTTTTTATGTTAAACCTTCAGCGTTGCAATCATTAAACCCATTAGTTAAAACTTTAACTGGTGCTTATTTAGGCAATAAAGCTGAAACCAGCGCAAAAGAATTGGCTAATGCATTGCGTGGTAAACAGCAAGAAGCTGTACAACAATATATGCAAGCGCTTAACCCACAACAAAGTGAATTGGCTGGCCCAACACCTACTGGCGCACCTTTGCAAACCGTTAATCAGCCTGACTATAACAGAGCTTTCCAAGCGGCTACTAGCCCTTATGCACCTGCACCATTGCAGGCTGCTGGCTATGAAATGCTTAAACCACAAAAATTGGGTGAAGGCGAAACTCTTAATAGATTTAATTTTAATACTGGACAACTTACGCCATTTGCTTCTGGTGGTGAAAAATTACCTACTGAATATAAAGAATATCAAAAAGCTGCTGAAGGTGGTTTTAAAGGCACATTCTTTGATTATCAACAAGCATTAAAGCGTGCTGGTGCAACTAATGTTAGTGTTAAAACTGGTAACTCATTGGCTGAACAAATTGGCCCAATGATGAAAGAGTCTGCTGCACAAACTGTTGGTGCAATGAAAACTGCTGACGCTGCTGACCAAATTCTTAAATCACTTCAAACTGGTAATGTTATTGCTGGCACAGGCGCTAATATTCGTTTACCTTTAGCGCAAGTAGCAACCATGATTGGTGCTGGCGGTAAAGATGACGCAGAAAAACTTGCAAATACTCGCACAATGGTACAAAACCTTGCCAAATTAACATTGGCAGGTCGCCAGCAAATGCATGGTGAGGGCGCAATTACCAATTCTGAAAGCGGAATTGCTGAAAGAGCTATGTCAGGTAACATTGATTTAACTCCTGGTGAAATAGCTCAATTAGCTAATGCTGCTAAACGCTCTGCACAATACCAAGTACAGTCACATAAACAAAAATTACAAGTAATGCAACAAAACCCTGAAACAAAAGGTTTAGCGCCATACTTTGAAGTAAACCCAATGGCTTCAGAAAATAATGACCCACTTGGAATTAGAAAATAATGGCTAGTATTGCTGAAATTCGCTCACAATTTCCTCAGTATGCAGATGTTTCAGATGCACAACTGGCTGACGCAATACACGCTAAATTTTATGCGGATATGCCAAAAGCAGAGTTTGACGCAAAAGTATTAGAAACAAAACAAGCAAATTTAGAAGCTGGTAGACATGAAAGTTTATTAAATCCACAAGCTAATGAACGCAGTATTCCTGCTGTATTGGGTCAAAGCGCCATTAAAGGCGTTGCAAATATTGGAGATTTTGCTTTTGGAGCCCCACAAAATTTAGCAAAATTAGGCGCTTATACTGTTGGAAAATTAGCTGGAAAAGATGTTGAATTTCCTAGATATGCAACTCCTGTAACTAATCAATTGATTCAACATGATATTTTAAAGCCTGAAAATGAACCAAATACTCCAGCATTAAAAGCTATTGATTTTGCTATTCAATCAGCAACTCCAGGCACTTTATTTAGCAAAGCCAAAACATTGCCTCAAGTTGCAAAGGTAGCGGCAGAACAATTAGGACAAGGATTAATAGGTGGAGCAACAACTGAATTTGGCAAAGCATCAGGATTTACAAACCCATTAGCAGAGCAATTAATTGCTGGTGCTTCTATGGCTGTTCCAGGGTCTATTTATGCAATGCGTAATACACCAGCTACGGTTGTAAACCAAGCTATGCGTAACATGACACCAGAGCAGTTGTCTGCCGCACAAACATTGGTAGATAGGTCTTATAAATTAGGCTCACCGATTACTGGCGCAGAAGCTATTGCACAAGTAATGGGTACAAGCAAACTGCCTTCAATTCAGCGTTATGTAGAAAATCAACCAAGAGGCGAAAGCGCCTCAATTATGGGTGATTTTATGGCTAATCGCCCTGAAGCTAATCGCCAAATGGTTGGCAATGCTTTAAATGAAATTAGCCCTACACAAACAACTTCTGCAACACCTAATAGACTGCAATCTGCTGCCGCAAAACTTTTGCGTGGCGCTGAGTCTAATTTAACTTCTAATGTAAACCCTTATTTCATTGAAGCTGGTAAAAATGCAGTTGCTAAAACTGAAATTGAGGGTATGTTGCAAAACCCTAAAATTGCAGAAGCAGTTGATTATGTACGCTCTACGCCTAAATATGGGGTTAAAAATGAGCCACAAAATTCATTAAAAACTCTTATTGCTGCTAAACAGTATTTAGACGATGAATTTGCAATGCAATCTTCTGCACTTACTGGCGCACAAAAAAATGCTGGGCGTGTTACATGGTCTGCAAACCGTCAATTAGATGACTTTTTAAACCATGTTTCTCCTGAATATGCCAAAGGCAGCCAAATTTATGAAAATGCCCAAAATAGGCAATTTAACCAATTAAGAGGCGGTCAAGTTGGCGCTATTTCAGAAACAACTGGTTTGCCAGAAAATGTAATGTCACAACAGTCAAGAATTTTGACACCAGAAGCGCCAAAAGCAACAACTCCAACAGACATTAAGCGTACTGTTGATTTATTGCGTAGAAAAGACCCAACCGTTGTAGCCGATTGGACTCGTCAAAACTTGCAAGGCATATTTGATGAAACAACTCAAACCATGCAAGGCAAACAAAACCAATTTGGTGGCGCTAAATTTGCTTCAAAAATTACAGGTAACGAAGGACAAAGAGCTAACTTACAAGCATTAGTTGAGTCGTCTGCTGGTAAACCAGCATGGACAGGATTTAACAATATGCTTGAGGTATTAGACGCACAAGGTCAGCGTATGCCAGCAGGTTCAGCCACAACCTTTAATAACATGATTACTCAAGAAATGGAGTCAGGCGGTAAAGGCGCTTTCTTGAAATACGGTACTTCATTGCCAACAATGGTAAGAGAAGGAATACAGGCATGGGAATTGGGTAAAAATAGCGAATTACTTGCTAAAATGCTGACTGACCCTCAATCAGTCGAAAAATTAAACGAATTGGCAAAAACCAAGCCAAATTCAACAAAAGCTAGAAATATTGTCAATAGTGTAGTTGGTGGTTATGTTGGTCAAAAGCCAGAATTAACCCCAGAGGAGAATAAATAATGAGTCGTAACGGTAGCGGTATATATTCACTCCCATCAGGGAATCCTGTAGTAACAGGTACTACTATTAGCTCTGCATGGGCTAATACGACTCTTTCTGACATTGCTACAGCATTAACAGGGTCTATTGCTTCAGACGGTCAGACACCTATGGCTGGCCCATTTAACATGAATAACAACCAAATTACCAATTTGCCAGTAGGTACTGTGCAAGGTAATGCGGTTGAATTTTTCCAATTTTCTACTCCTACATTTACAGGTGTAGCAACTTTTAATGCTGACGGTATTTTTACTGGCACAGGTGAAGTCCAACTTCCTAGCGGTACAACCGCCCAAAGAACCGCAAGCCCATCTACAGGCATGGTGCGCTATAACACCACAACAAAGGCTTATGAAGGTTATAAAAACGGCATTACAGGCATTTCTATTAGTGGTATTACCTATTCCACTACTACAGCTACTTTAACGACTACAAGCGCACATGGCTTGGCAACAGGTCAAATTGTGGTCATTTCTGGCGCTTCCCCAAGTGCTTATAACGGCACATTTACCGTAACAGTAACAGGTACAAACACCTTTACTTATACGATGGCGACTAACCCAGGCGCGAACGCTACTTCAGTAGGTTCATATACTTATGGAGCTTGGTCAGCTATTGGCGGTGGCGCAACTGGTGGCGGAACAGACCAAATATTCAACCTAAACGGACAGACTATTAACTCGTCATATACCATTCCAAGCGGTTATAATGCAAATACAACAGGAACGGTAACTATTGCTACAGGTGTAGTTGTAACCGTACCAACCAGCAGTCGTTGGGCAATTATTTAAGGATAAATTATGGCTGGCACTTTAGTAGCAAACACAATTAATACAGATACAGGTGTTTATAACACCAATAATGCACTTACTGGTGTGGCAAAGGCATGGATAAATTTTAATGGTAATAGTGGTGGAACAATAAGAGCTTCTTTTAATGTAAGTTCTTTTACTAGAACTGGCACAGGCATTTATCAAATTAACTTTGGAACAACTATGACGGATGCCAATTATGTTGCAGTTGCTATGAACAATAATCAACAAGCATATTGCAATATTTCTTCAACTACTGCACAAACTACTTCCGCACTTACTCTTTGTATGTATTATGTGGCGACAGCTTCAGATGCTTCTGTTGTTACTGTAGCAATATTTGGAAACTAAAGGATAAATCATGGCAGGAACAATAGTCGCAGATACTCTACAAGATGGTGCTGGTAATAGCACAGCAATGGATAATGCCATTTATGGTAGTGCAAAGGCTTGGGTAAATTTTGTTGGTTCTAGTGGTTCAATTAATCGTTCTTATAATGTTAGTTCTGTAACTAGAAACGGCACAGGAAACTATAATATTAATTTTACAAATGCTTTAGCGAGTAATTATTATGCTGTTGCTGGTTGTGTGTCATTAGATGGAACTATTGGTGCAAGCGGAACTCCTTGTTTTGTTTTAACTGGTGGAACAAGCAGTAATCAGCAAACGACATCTACTTGTCAAATTGGTGTTGCTCAATACAACTCTACTAACGCTGACCATACAGTTGTTATGGTTAGTTTTATGGTTTAAATAAGGAAAAATAATGTCACAAGTAATTATTCATGCAAACTCCAATGGTGGAGTATCTGTAACAGTCCCAACAGGCGAAATCAGCATCCAATCTGTTAAGGAAAAAGATACCCCTGAAGGCTCAATTATTGTTGATGACAGCACTCTGCCACAAGGTGCAGATGCTCAATTCTTTGATGCTTGGGAATTGTCAGGCTCTACAGTCACAGTAAACTTTGAAAAAGCTAAAGCAATCAAGCTGGCACAATTTAACGCTAAAGCTGTAGAAGAAGCCCAAAAGCGACAACTCAATACTTTAGCTGGAATTGACAATGCTGTTAGCGATGCAAACTTTACAGCTAGTTTAACTGCTGGTCGTGCTTCTATTGCTAGTGCAACAACTACTGCCGAATTAGTGGCTATTTAAGGACATATTATGTCAGTATCTATTTATGGAAGCGGACAAGTTCCAGTTCAAGTAGTCCAAACTCAAAAAACTAGCACTTTTTCTAGTAATTCTAGTTCTTTTGTAGATATTACTGGATTATCTGTAACCATTACTCCAAATGCTACAACCAGTTCAATTTTAGTTTCTTTTAATGTAAATATATCTGCAAACAATGGTGGATGGTTTGGTTCGCAAATGGTTCTTTTAAGAAATGGAACTCAAATTGCTATTGGTGATGCTAATGGTAGTAATTCAAGAGTAACTATTGATTTTTCTCAAAATACTCAAAATGCTACATTAATAGACAATGTTTCAATGCAATGGTTAGATTCTCCTTCAACAACTTCTGCTGTAACTTATAAATTACAAATGCGGTCATTACAAAGTCAGACTTGTTATGTAAATCAATCTACTTATAGCAATGGAACTGCATCGCAAAATTCACAAGTTCCATCAACAATTACAGCTATGGAAATAACAGGAGCTTAATATGGCAAATTTACATGATGCTATTCGTGCATTAAATCCTTTAGTTGTAACCATTGATGATATAACTGCATACAATCAAGATGGTGGAATTGTTCAATATGACATGGCTCAAGCACAAGCTAAATTGGTAGAATTACAAGCCCAAGAAGCACAAGCTGAACAAGCCGCTAAAGATGCAAAGGCATCTGCACTAGCTAAATTAACTGCACTTGGTTTAACTGCTGACGAAGTAAAAGCGCTATTAGGAGCTTAATATGAACTTTACATTTACATGGATTATGGACAAATTAGGCTATATGCCCAAACCTGCCATTAAAATTGACCTTCAAGAATGGCCTTTTCCACCAGTCAAAAAAGAAGCCACCAAAAAAGTAGCCAAGAAAACTGTTAAAATACCAAAAGCGACTACTCGCAAACCCAAAACCAAGTGAGTGAGTTATGTCGTTTGAAATTGACCCTGTTAGATATGGACAGCTTTGGGAAAAAGTTGATTCATTAACTACAAAAGTAGATAAGCTAGAAGCTGGCATGGAAGAATTGCTGGCTTTAGCTAACAAAGGTCGAGGCGGTTTCTGGGTTGGCATGGCTGTCGTTTCCGCATTTTCCACATTTATAGGGTTTGTAACGCACTATTTCATGGGTAAATGATGTGTCAGACCCATTTGGCATATCGCATGGCATAAAAGGCGTTTCTAGCGCCTTAAATGAGGCTAGAAAGGCTACAAAAAGCCTCACCCATAGCATAGAAGCTACCCAGCAAGACGCGACGGATGTAGCCCTTTTAAAAGCCCAAGAAAGAGTCAGGGCGCAAAGGGAAGCGGAATTTAAAAAACAAACCGCAATCATAAAAGCCCTAAACGAATATAATAAGAGAAAGCTCATTTCTGACCAAGAAGCCAAGCTAAAAATTGACTTTGTTAAAAAGTATGGTGGGCGTGAATGGGAGTCTTTATTAAAAATAAAGAATGAAATTGAGGCTTTTGAGAAACAAAATATTGCCGAATTTAAGCATGACTTAAAAGCGGTGCGTAGGGTGCAATTTTATTGCTGGTTAGTAGCTGGCTTTATTGCATGGTATTTAACTTGGGGTATTAAATGAAAGAAATGCTTACACATATATTGACAGGCAAAGACAATCAAACCCATGACATAGCTCGTTGGGCGTGGTTTGGCGGCTTTTTTTTGGTTTCTTGTACCGCCCTATACCAAATATACCTAGGACACGCTATAAGCCTCACAGAGATTGCTGGAGCGCTTGGAATTGTGTCTGGTAGTGGCGCTGCTTCTGTAGCTGGCAAACAAATGGCTGGCGCTGAACCAGAGGCTCAATAATGGGCTTTTTACTCAATTTGTTAGGCGGTACAAGTGGACAAGTCTACATTTATTTGGCTTTGGTTTTTGGTGGTTTTGGTGCTGGGTTTTATGTTGAGCATTTACGATATGCTGAATATAAAACTGAGGTTGTGGCAGCAGGAGAAAGACAGATTGCAGAGAACAAAGCTAAGGCAAAAGAACAGGAGATAATTAATGAAAATGTTGCCAAAACTTACCAAGATAACATCAATAATATTCACGCTTTTTATGGCAGGATGCTCGACACCAGTAGCGGTGCAATGTCCCCCAATGGCACAGCCACCATCACAATTAATGGTCAAACCCATAACTTATTATCTGTTGCCGAGCAATGCGCCCAAACAACAGAGCAACTAGAGTCATTACAAGACTGGATTAACCAACAGGTAGGAATAGATGGAAAATAACTTTAAACCATGTTTAGCATTAGTTTTAAAGTCCGAAGGTGGTTGGACTGGCGCAAAAGGACTTGAAGGCGACCCAGGCGGCGAAACCAATTTAGGCGTTACCAAGGCTGTTTGGGAAGAATATGTAGGTCACCCTGTAGACACTCTTAGAAACCTCACAGCAGACGATGTAGCACCTTTGTATGAACAGAAATATTGGAGGCCTTGCTATGGCGAAGTATTACCTAGGGGACTCGACTTTGTTGTCTTTTCAATGGGAGTTAATGCAGGGCCAGGTAGAAGCGTTAAGCTGCTTCAGTCAGCTATTGGTTGCGTACCTGACGGAGTTATTGGCCCAGCAACAAGAAGCCTTATTTCCGCCAGTAATTGTGCAACTCTTATCAATAAATTCTCAGAATCACGCAGGGACTACTACCGTTCATTAAAGACATTTGAAATCTTTGGTAAGGGCTGGCTTTCTCGTGTAGACAAAGAAGAAACCGAAGCCCTTGACATGGCAAAGAATAGCTAACGAATTCTAACGACTTTAGCCTTTTTCATTACTCTTTCGTATTCTTCTACGGCTTTGTCGTCTAAGCCTCGTAATGGCATTTCTTGAAAATATTTCCATTTAGCTTTGTATTCTGGCAATTCTGACGGTGGAATCCACCCTTGCAAACGCCAACGAATAGTAATGTCTGTACCAGAGGCAGTCCAAATATGGTCATTCATAATTCATTCTCCATGTAAATTAAAACCAATAAAACAAGAATACCAACCCATACAAACATACCACTTAATGCCATAAAAACCAAAAATATAGTCATAAATCACCTATTTTATGCAAAGACTTTTTACGCTTTTTGGTGTCTTTTTTGTTTTCAATATATTGACGCAGTATTGAGATAATTCCTTCTTCTACCAATAACTCAAGCGCTTCTTTGTCAAAATGCACCATAGCATTTGCGCTGCCATCTGCGTTTTCGCTAATTACTTCAATTTGCAACTTCATTTCTCTTGTGCCTTTCTTAGTATTGCTCTAGCAAAATCAATCACCAACTTGTATTCAGAATAATGAAATGTATTTGCTGCCATTTTCAATATTTCCTCATCTGTTAGTGTCTTTTCAGCTTCTTGCCATACAGGTTTGAAATTAACCAATGGGTCATCTGTTAGTGTCTTTGCTTTCAACGCCTCAATTTCAACTTGTTGCTGGCGTAGCATGGTGGCAGCTTGTTCTCTTGTGCCACCTTCCCAATGACCCTGTTCTAATTTATCAGCTAATTCATTTGCAGTCATACATTTCCTCATAAAGTAACCAAGGCTTAGACTCCAAAACATACCCAAAAATGTAATGTAAAGGATTGTATTGTTTTATTTCTTTGCGCTTCATTTCTAATGACAAGTTTTTAATTTCAAAGTCAATGTTGTTGCGTATTTGCACTTTTTTAGAGTAAATCACTTTGCTCTCCTTTGACATTTTTATAGTAATTTTTAAGGCCTACATCATCGTCTTTAAAAATTAAATTGAATAAATAATTGGTTGGCGCTCTGACCGTATATTCATGGAATGTCCCATGACGCACATAATAAGAAAACGCCCTACAAGCCAATTCATTTTCTTTGCAGTCTTGCGCCTGGTCGCATTTGTCGCATGGCGCTTCGCCCTCAAATACTCTGCGAATGTAATCTTCCATTAATAAGCCCTAGCGTAATATGCATATTCTTTGTATGCTTTTTCAAAGCCAGTTTTGTTTAATGCGTAAATTAATTCGCTAATTTCGTGGTCTGTGCCAGAAATATAAATTTCTTCAACTTGTTCGTCAGACCCATGCACATCAATCTCGGTGTCACCAAGGCACATCGTTAATAAATAAGTTGCTTTCATAAATTCCCCTTTTAAGTAAACAGCGAAGTCAGTTTCTTATAAATTTCAAGGGTGCATAACTAGGGAAAACCCTATGTTGTTGCTTATATGCAACAGGGCTGTATTTGGCAGTTGCTAACAATGGGTCAGAAAGCCGCAAAATTACCCAATTACTGCATCCTACATTGGCGGCTTAACGCCCATAGAATAAGGTGAGGGGCAGGACACTCCGTGATGTGTGCGGTTGGCAAGGGGAAAGCCACCTGCGCCCTCGTGATTAGTTTAACCCATTCTTTAATTTATAAAGTTTGAGTAGGCATAAAAAGGCTTCATAAGCGTCTTTTAAGTCTTGCTCTTTATGCTCGTATATGGCGACTTCCCCTGTGTCACCATTAATGTATACATTGGCGCACCGTGCTGTAGGGGCTAAAACTTCCCTATAAGCTGCTAACTGTAGTGTATGCTCATAATAGGGTGTTAATTCACCAGGGCTTTTTTGCGTGGTTTTAAAGTCAATTACGACCCCTGAAAAGTCATGTCTTGCTTTGCAATATAAATCGCACCGCCCACCATAGCCTTCTTGGTTTACTAGGCTTTGCTCTGGAATCCATAGCTGATGCCCAAAATGAGCCGTTATAGCGTCATCTACGGTGCGGACATAGCTAGGCATATCTGGCACATATTCTTGGCTGTAAAACGCTTCTATCCAGTCATGTATAAGAGTGCCTCGGTCTTGCGCTTCTCTTGACTTTTGTTTAGCCAAATCCAGTATTCTGGCTACATAGTCTTTTTTATCTTCAGCTAACGGCCTTGGGTTTTCCATTGCCGCCAAAATAGCTTCAGTCTGAAACCATGTGTTTAAACCATCTTTCGATAATTGTCCTGTAATAGTGCTAACGCTTGGTACAAGCGTTCCTGGCGCAGCTTTTGCATCTCTAAGTGTAGTATTGCGGATTTTTCCAGTTTTTTTACTGACAGTTGTATATCTGGGTTGCCCAGTTTGGGCGCAATACCAATGTTGTGACATTTCATTTCCCCTTTTATTAGCATTATTCTGCTTCTGGCGTTTCTACAGGCGCTTGTTGTTGTGCAACTTGTGGCGCTGCCTGTGCATGGACTTTAGCAATTAAAGCCTTTGCTGATTGCTCAATATGCTTTAAAAGCGCTTCTACTTCTGCTACATCTAATTGCAAGTTAATCATTTGTTACCTTTCAGTTAAGTAATTCTAAAATTGCTTGGCGGTCTGTTGCGTTTACACAACAGTCTGCACAAGTTTGTATTACATCTTTAATAACTGCAGCTAAGTCATTTACCTCAAATGCTATTAATTGCCTTTCTTCATCAACGCCAAATGGTTCTGTAGAAATTTTAGCTTTGTCGCCAATAACATCTCGTATATGACTTAGCATGGTCATCTCCTAGAATGGTAAGTCGCTGTCTTCTAGCGTGTTTTTAGGCAATTCATCTTCGCCACGAGCCGTAAATCCCTTTGGTTGCTTTTCTTTGCCAATAGATACACTAAAAAACTTCCCTTTAGTGCCTTCTTTAATCCACGCAGATAAATAATGCTCACGCCCATTGACCATAATTGACCCTGTATAGTCTGGGTGAGTTTCTGTGCTTTTGCGGTCATTTTTAAATAGGCTACCGCTTCCTTCTTTTGGTACATAGGCCATTAGATTTCCTTTGGTTTTACTACTGGTTGTTTAAATTGTGGGTTGCTGGCAGCATTGCCGTCATCATCCGCTTGAACTACACCTACTACTGCTGCCAATGCGTACCTACGCATATATGTCAAAGCCGAACCAGCGCCTTGTGCGTCAGCTTTGGTAACAGGTACAGACATTTCATGGCTAATCCATTCTCCAGACTCATGGGTCAAAATGGTTGTTAAAGACATAGACTTGTCTAAGTCCGAATAAGTCCCAGGGAATTGAGCCACAGCCAAACCATTGTCAGCCAACAAATGACGGCAAGCATCCCACACAGACTCAAGGTCAGCATATTTACTTTTGAAAAAAGGATTAGCAGAGTCTTTTTTAGCATGGGTAAGTTTCCCCTGTACGGTTGATAACGCTTTGGCTAAATTTGCAATGTTTTCAGACTGTTGCATGGTTACCTCCAAATACTTTGCCAAAATCGTTAAATACGGTTTGCAATAGTTGGTTGCGTTTATTGCTTGGTTTGCCACAAGCTGCACGAATTACATCAATGTCGTCTTGTGTTAAGTCAATACCGTTTTCCATGTCTGACAATGCCAATTCAAGGCGTTGCTCCATTTCAGTCATTACTTGGTACATTTCATCCATTTAAGTTTCCCCTTAAAAGTTATAGCGAAGTTGCTATATAGTCATGTTACATAAAAATAGCATATTTGTCAAAGTATTTTACTTGTGTTGTTTTTGTGCTATTATTTTAGAAATGGAAAAGTTAAAAATAACTGAGTCGGCAATTATTGACCTTATGGGAGGCACTAACAAAGTCGCCAAAATGTGCAAAGTTGCGTCATCAAATGTTTCGCTTTGGCGCAAAGAAGGCATACCTAGGCAACATTTATTGTTTTTAGCCGCCAGAATTGAAAAAGAAAGTCATGGGCTTGTAACTCGTAAAGATTTGTTTCCAAACAACTTTTGGCTTATATGGCCTGAAATGTTGGAAAAACCCAACAGTTTTGGCTTGCAAAAGGACTTAGACGAGGAGTAAACTCAATACCCCTTATGATGGCGGCTCTAACGACATCGTAGCGTCATAAGGTTATAGCGTTACTAGAAGGGTAAGAGGCTGAAACAGCGCAATACAGGTGGCGAAGATAGTGCCTGTGCCTCGCAAGACTGTTGGGTGGGCGATTCCTCAATGGGATGTCCTGAAGGCACACTTAGGTAGGCTAGGTGTGCTTAAGCCTCTTGGGATTGGCATAAAAACAACATAATTTAAGATATTAGTAGACTTATTAAAGACTAATGGGCAAACTACATTTACTCAATAACGAGTAACCATTTAAGGGGAAATTAAATGTTTAATGTAATAACAAATCATGTAATAAATAAAAAGCCACTTTCTTTAGAAGAAGCATTTAAATTGGCTAATGAACATATTTATGTAGATGAAAAAGATATTAAAAAAGCTAAGTTTGATTTTGAAACTGGCTGCAAAAACTACAAAATTGTTTATGGTTTTTCTTCTGTTTGGATTGAAAGGGTTTAAAAATGAAAGATTTTTTAGGCGCTTGTTTGTTAGGTGCATTTTTAGGTTGTATGTTTGGCTATAGCGTACCTGCAAAAGCACAAACGGTTCAATTAACCGATAGTCGTGGTTACAGCATGGGTACTGTGCAAATTAACGGCAACACCGCACAATTTGTAAACCCAATGGGATATACAACACAGACCGCTACTCTATACCCTAACCAGGTTGTTATTACAAACCCTAGTATTTCTAATCAATCCATTACTATTGGTCAGCCAAGCTACTTTGTACCGCCTAGCCCAACGACACTAGCCAGCCATCGTGTTTTACAATGAGTTTTACCATTTATACGCATGATGGCTTGAAAGTCATTCAATGGTTTAGTACCGTTGATGACCTTCTTAAAAGTATGATTAACAACCCACACGACAGGTATCATAGGAATGTTTGATGAATTCTGGTCTTTATATCCACGAAAAATTGCTAAAGCAGCTGCAAGAAAAGCCTGGAGCAAATTATCAGCAGAGCAACAACTTATGGTTGCAAAAGCTATTCACACACATTGTCAATACTGGAAAGCAAAACAAACTGAGCTAGAATTCATACCCCATGCAAGCTCATGGCTAAACGGTGAACGCTACGAAGATGAAATTGTTATTGAACCCAAGAAAGAAAAGATTGACAAACGGTGGATGTTTTCTAACGAAGGTATTGAATTAAAAGCTAGGGAATTAGGAGTATTAGGTACTGGTTATGACTCTTACGAAACACTTAAACGAAAATGTATGAACAAGCTCGGCATGAGTGTGCTGTAAGGCAGTTGTGCAAATGGCGCAAAGAATGGGGTTTGCAAAAGTTTAGGCAATACTTGAGCAAACATAGTTTAGACGAACAATTACTGCGTGATTTTTATACGCAATATGAATTAGGAAACAGGGGAGAAAAAGGTCAATGGATATTGAAAAATACATTGTCGCAGCAACAGGGCTTGGGTATTTAGTCGTAGGATTGGCTCAATACTTTAAAGGTTCAAACAGTAACGCATTAATTTGGATTGGTTACGCTGCCGCCCAAGTTGGTCTATGGATGAACCTCAAATGAATTATTTAAGCGTTTGTTCTGGTATTGAAGCTGCCACCGTTGCGTGGCATCACATGGGTTGGAAGCCTGTAGGTTTTAGTGAAATTGAGAAATTTCCTAGCCAAGTGCTTGCACATCACTATTCACAAGTCACCAATTTTGGTGATATGACTAAATATAAAGAATGGAATATTAATGACTCAGTTGGACTTTTGGTCGGGGGAACTCCCTGCCAATCATTTAGCGTTGCAGGCTTACGCAAAGGACTTGACGACCCAAGAGGTAACCTTGCTCTTACCTATGTTGGAATTCTTGATAAATTTAGACCCAAATGGTGCATATGGGAAAATGTGCCAGGTGTCCTCAGTAGTGGCAACGGAAGGGATTTTGGGGCCTTCCTTGGGGCGTTGGGCGAACTCGGCTATGGGTGGGCCTACAGGGTGCTTGATGCTCAAAACTTCGGAGTCGCCCAAAGACGCAGAAGAGTGTTTGTTGTCGGATGTCTTGGAAACTGGGAATCTGCCGCAAAAATATTATTTGAGTCCGAAAGCTTGCAAGGGGATATTAAACAGAGCCGCAAAGAGAAACAAGAAATTGCCGGAAACTTTATACCAAGCGTTGCTAACTGTCTCCAAACAACTTCAAACGACTACAGTAGAGCAGACGGTACATTTAATGCAACACCAACTAATGTAGCAACAACATTGCAAAAAACGCAGCCATCCGTTCAAAGTCACCATACTCAAACATTTGCAGTTTCTTACGGATTTAACACAAATGCTAGACCTGCTGAAATGAATTTTTTAAATGAACAATCTAATACTTTAACTACTAGTCAAAGGTCTGGTTGTTATAACAATATGGCGGTTCGTAGGCTGACACCAATTGAATGCGAAAGATTGCAAGGTTTTCCAGATGATTACACCAACATAAAAGAAAATTGTCCAGATGGAAATAGATACCGAGCATTAGGAAATTCTATGGCTGTGCCAGTAATGCGTTGGATAGGGGAAAGGATAAACAATTATGAAAGAATATGACCCAAATGATGCAATTGACTTCATCTTCAAAACAGCGCCTAAATATGCAAAAGCAAAGGGCGAGTTGGCAGAGCTTGAAACTTTTAAAAGTAGTCTTAAAGCGATTAAAATGGCGCAAACAGACGAACAAAGTCTGGGCGCTCAAGAACGAGAGGCTTATCGCTCGCAAGACTACCAAGATTTATGCAAAGCTATTGGCGCAGCAACAGAACAAACGGAAGCGCTTAAATGGCAATTAGAAGCTGCTAAAATGAGATTTGAAGCATGGCGTACAGAACAAGCAACAAACCGCAACATTGAAAGGCTTACAAAATGAGCCGAAAAAGATGTAAAAACAAAAATACCTTTGCAAAACAAGGTACTGACATGAACATTGAAGAAATTGCTAAAGAATTGGGATTGTCAAAAACAGAAGTAGAAACTGCGTTAAAGGGGATTTTCTATAAATTTAGAAAATATATGAAAAATAATAATTTTCAAAAAGAGCATTTTTTATGATTCACTATCATGGATTGCCAATAACACCAGCAACTGTAGCAAACTATGCCGTGCAAGCTGGTCATGCATTTGTTTCTTATGCCCATTCAGACCAAATTGGTACGGCTATTGAAGTATGTCAATCTTTTGCTATAGACAATGGCGCATTTAGCGCATGGAAAAGCGGTAAACCAGTTACTAATTGGGATGCTTATTATGATTGGGCGCTAAACCTTAAAAAAGTGCCTTCATGTGACTTTGCTTGTATTCCTGATGT